AAAAAGCCCGTCATATCAAGCATTTAAGCTTGTGTGACAGGCTTTTTTTGTGTATAGGGGGCAAATAAGGGGCAAACTATAAAGAATCGAGCAAGTCCAGGATATTATCATCCATCTTTTTAGTAACGTGTGTATAGATTTTATTAGTCGTTCGAGAATCAGAGTGACCGACTCTTGCCATGATTGCTTTTAGAGGTACATTGTTTTCTGCCAATCTACTAACAAGAGTATGTCTGAAGATATGTGAAGTAAGATGTTTGTCGATTGGTTTTTTTAAACGTTTATTTGCTTTCTGGATTGCTAAGTTGAAAGAATTATTTTGAATCGGTATACCGTTTTTTGTAACAAAGATAAAGCCAAGATCATTGAATGTTTTTCGAGTATTTTTAGAAAGTTCATTTATTGAGATAAATTCTTTTAAAATTTCAATCTCTCTTTTTGATAAAGAAACAGTTCTGAAGCTTGCAGCAGTTTTAGTAGTTGTTTTAAATCCTTTTGAATACCCTACTGTTTTATCTAGAGTTCCATGGATTTTTACCGTCTTATTATCAAAATCAATATTTTCTAATTTAATAGCAATAGCTTCACCAATTCGACAACCATTGTACGACATGAATTCAGCAAGCAAACCTAGTCTATATGTATTCTTTGTCCTGTATAATTCTTCTAATAATCTTTTTAGTTCATCCTCTTCCAAAAATTTCTTTTCTGTCTTTTCTAATTCTTCGATTGTTTTTATTTGTTTTGGAAGTTTTGCTCGTCTTGCAGGGTTGTCTTTGATATATTCAAGATTAACCGCATAATCAAACGATAGGTTTAAAATCATTTTATAGCGCTCTAATTTTGAACGAGAAATATCTAGATCATTTAAGAACCGCTGGATATATTTAGTGTCTATATTCTTAACTTTAATTTCTGTATCGAATGCTTCCTTAAAATCATTCACGCTACTTGTAAGAGAGCTGATAGAACTACCTTTGATTTCTTTCTGGTAAAATGTCCACCACTCATCTAAAACGTGTTGATAAATCGCATCTGTTGATTGTATATTCTGTAAAGTTTCTTCTATACGTTCATCCAATAGTTTTTGAGCTTCCTTTTTCGCTCTGGATGATCCTGAGTCAAGTGTTACAGATACCCTCTTCCATTTTTCAGTATATGGGTCTTTGTACCGTTCAAAAAATTTATACTTTCCATTCGGAAGTTCTTCCATCCACATTGCGTTTACCTCACTTTTTTGATAAAATGGGTATAAGAAAATGACCTTTTGAATGGTTATTTCCTATACAGTACATCCTCACATCTTTGCTTGCAGGCTGGTGTGGGGATTTTTTAATACTCAAATCCGTCCACTAAGAATAGTGGTATTTCTTTTCCTTTATAGGTTTGAGTTCCATTTGCACGAACATAAAATTTCGATACTTTAGTTACATCAAAGTTTTCCTTATCATCAACAAAGAGTTTTAAGACAGCAGGTTTGTCTTTATCTCCATTTAAGTGTATTAAGTATTTTGTAAATACGCTACTTGGATCAAGAACTTCAACCACACTATCATCAATTACTAATTTTGTATTATCAGGCCATGCGCCATAAAGGTTGTTATCAACTATCCTGTAATCTCCGATAGGTGTATTTTTAAAATCTTTAGCTGGTTGTATTTTAGCTTTTCCTTCTGATTTCTTAAGTTCATGGTTAGATGATATTTTTGAGACTTCGTTCGTTTTTGTAGAATATTCATTACAAGCAACTAAGAATGTTGCTGCTAATAAGGCTGTCACAAATAATGTTACTTTTTTCATTTTTACAACTCTTCTTTTTCTAAATCCCAGTTTTTTAATAAACCTTGGTAGAAGTAGCTTGACTTTCCACCGCAGTCAGGACAATAACGAGAATTTCCAAATAATACAGTTTTGCAACCATTATCTAAATAATGAACAATCGGTATTGCATACCCACGGACATCATAGTTTGATTCATAATCACCAAGGCAAATATTTCTAGTGTATATGCCACAAACATTGCAGTAATTATTGTTCCCTAATTCTTCATTTTCGCAGTTAGGACAGATGGCAGGATATCCGTCTGAATCTAAATCATATTTTTTATATCTCATACGTACTTTCTCTTTCTCTCTGTTTTCTAAATAAGCTTCTAATGATGTTATTCCTTTTGGTTGTTTAGTGGAACAGATATGACAGTATTTTGAATTTCTGTTAATTTTACTGAAACAAGTTCTACAAATTCTGGTATTTTGACTTATAGTTATATATCTAGAAAATTTCTTTTCGACTTCGTGACCGTCTTTTATAAGTCCAAAAGATTGCATAGATTTCATGTTCCTGATGACATAATTAGCCACAGAAAAAGAAACTTGAAATACAGTTTGAATAAACCTATCATCCATGGAATGGAAAAACATTGTATAGTTTCCTAAAACTGGAAAAGGAACAAGTAAATGTTTAGCAAAAAAGTTCGCTTCTGTTTCAAACGTCTTATACTCATTTTCAGATAAACTGTACCTTGCCAATATTGTTTTATCTGTTGTTTCATTGTGCTTTAATGCATAATGTCCTAATTCGTGAGCGATTGTAAAACGAATACGTTCCTTGTTATCAATAGTATCATTGTATAACAAGATATATGTTTGTGTATCAGATTTGTACCATAAAGCACCATCTTCACTGTTTAAAAGTTGATAAACTTCGTTAATTTCAATATTATTTTCTTTTGCAAGAGTGCTATATTTCATAAGATGAAGATTGTCAAGTTGTGAAATAATATGGAGTAGGTCGATTGGTAATTTACCATTTGTGTATTGGTTGAGAAAACTATATGCTATATTTTTTAATTTCTTGTAATTGATATTCCTAGAAATCGTGGTCGTTTTCGCCACCTCCATTCGAAATATTTTGGAAAGTTATTTCCATGATTTTGAGCAAACGTTCTTGATCAGTAACACTTAGATTTTTTGCTTTACGTTGAATCGTTTTAAATGTGGAGCTTTCTTCTTCAATTTCAGAGGAAGGATTTGTTAAATCAGTAGACATTAATTTTGATAGTGATACACCAAAAATTTTTGCTATATCGTTAAGAACTCCAGCTTTAGGAGTATATTTTCCTTTTTCCCATTCACTAATTGAAGATGAACTTTTTCTACCTAACCTCGTAGCAAGATCTATTTGTTCGAGTCCATGTTTTTGGCGAAGAAACCTCAAATTCGATGCGAAATAATTTCTTTCTTCATTCATTGTTGCGTTCTCCTTATTAATTTCTTTCTTATATAATATCACTTTTTCCGAACTGTGTAAAACAAAAAGAGAAAAAAATTTCTAAAAAAATGAAATAAAACTCTTGACATCGGAAAATCCGAAGTGTATAATGAATATATAAATCATGAAAGGAGATATGTATGACAAGTACATTGAAGGTTCTACGTCGTTTCCGAAATAAAACTCAACAAGAGTTGTCTGAAGAAACAGGCATCACTGCAAGAACTATCCAGAGATATGAATCTAGCCCTGCTAATCTAAGAAGTGCTAGTTATAAGAATCTTGTACTACTTGCAAATGCTTTGAACGTCACTGTTGACGATTTTTTCTTGGACAACGTTTCGGAATTTCTGAAATTACCAAATTAGAAAGGAATAACATGGAATTACAAATAATCACTGAGCAGGAAGTTCTCGGTAAACACTTCACAGTATATGGTACAGCAGATGAACCATTGTTTGTCGCAAAAGATGTGGCTGAATGGATTGAGCATAGCAATCCTACGGAAATGTTAAAGTCAGTAGATGATGATGAAAAGCTGACCTCAACAATCCTTAGGGCAGGTCAAATAAGAGAAGTAAATCTCTTAACAGAGAACGGTCTCTATGAAGTTCTTATGCAATCTCGTAAGCCACTGGCTAAAGAGTTCAAAAAGAAAGTCAAAGAAATCTTGAAATCAATTCGTAAGCATGGTTTGTATGCTATTGATGACCTTCTGGAAAATCCAGACATGGCAATCGCAGCGCTCCAAAAATTAAAAGAAGAACGTAGATTACGATTGCAAGCTCAAGAAGAAATTGCTCAAAAAAACCAAATCATTCAAGAATTGCAACCTAAAGCATCTTATTATGATTTGGTATTACAAAACAAATCGCTAGTGGCAATTTCTGTAATTGCAAAAGATTATGGAATGAGCGCAAAAAAATTGAATAAAATTCTCCACGAGTTGAAAATTCAATTCAAACAAGGGAATACTTGGCTCTTGTATCAAAAATACGCAGGTAAAGGTTATACTCAATCAAAAACTCACACAATTGATGCAGATTATAGCAAGATGCATACATACTGGACTCAAAAAGGGCGTTTGTTCCTTTACGATTTACTTAAAAATAAAAAAGGAATTTTGCCACTGATTGAGCAAAAAGATGTGGCTTAATTCATAACGAAAGATTTGAGGAATAGAAAATGAAACCAAACCGATATCCGTATAGTGGAAAAAGAAAAAAGCCTATCGGTCAATCGATAGACTTACTAACAAGAATTAGTACACTTGAATCTCAAGTGATCAATCTAGCAAATCATGAAATATTTAAAATGCCATCTTCACGTTCTTCAACTGTATAGCCAGCACTTATGCATTCAGCGATAATTTCGTTTTTAGGGATATCATAAAGTGCAGGGTCTACGCAACAAACTTTGAACAATGGATTTCTTAGACTACTCTGGATAAAACGATCTAAATCATCCCAGTTATAGTTAGGGTAAATCTTTTGAGGTCTGGGTTGTAAACGAGACATAGTTCTCCTCCTTTCTATTGAATTTTTGACTAAAGCGGTGAGAGGTCCTAGTCAAAATTATTATATCAATTTAAGAGAGAAAAACATCCGTCTCAAGACTGATATAGGGGGTTGTATGGAAGATAAAATCATCGAACTAGCTGATTACTTTATCAGTGAATCTAATACGTACAGAGAAGCTAAAATAGCGTGTG